TGAAAAATACACCGAACACTTTAAAGACCAAGAGCAAATTCGTATATGGGATCCTAGTTCAGGTTGGGGTGGTCGTATTCTTGGTGCCATGTCTATTTCTGACGATAGGAATATACACTACATTGGAACTGATCCAAATACAGACCACACTATTACACTTGAAGATGGAACTAAAAGTACGAAGTATGATGCTCTTGCTAAGTTCTTCAATGAAAAGACTTATAGAGGTAATGGATTATTTCCTCATACAAACACATACGAAGTGCATCAAGTCGGTTCAGAGACCTTTGAGTGTGAAGAAAACTCTCTCGACATGGTATTCACTTCCCCACCATATTTCGCTAAAGAGGCGTACAGTGATGATGAAGAACAGTCATACAAAAAGTTTGGAGAATATGAAACGTGGGTAGAAGGTTTCTTGAAACCTACATTAACTAATGCTTACAAGTATCTTAAAAGCGACAGATACTTGCTTTGGAACATTGCTGATGCTAAATTTGGTAACAAGATGCTTCCACTAGAATCCGATAGCATAAATATATGTAATGAACTAGGATTTGAATATGTGACTATGTTGAAAATGGCACTTGCTCAAATGCCTGGAGGCAACAGAGTAGATGAGGAGACAGGTAAACCACGAGCAAAGAATTTTTGCAAAGTGAATGGTATCTGGTTAAAATATGAACCAATCTTTGTTTTTAGAAAGTCGTAATTTATTCGTAAACCCACCAGTTGATTTTGAAGATTGGGGTAATTTCGATTACGATAAAGCATTCGGTATCGATAAGTATTGTTATAATGCCTATAGACATTTTATTCTACCTTACATAACAGACCCCACAAAACAAACTGTCATGGATATTAATTCTGGTAAGGGTTGTGGTATCGCCGGACTTAAAAGAGAGTTTGGTTTTAAAAAGTCTATTGGATTTACAGGTTCAACTAATTTACTGCATCACTGTAAAGACATATGGGATGAAAAAGGTTTATCGTTCTATAAAGATTTTATCTTATCTAAGCAAGGTAAAGCAGACTTCATATTCTCATATGAAGCATTTGAAGATTATGATAATAAAAGTGCATTACTACTTAGACTATCACAAGCATTAAATGATAATGGATATTTAATTATAATTCAATCAAGTTTCAATCAGACCGAATATCAAAACTATGAACTAGTTTTAGAGAAAACACATGGACTGAAAAAATTATATAGTGGAGATATCAGTCAACACGTTTTGAATGGTATTAAACAGTTCGAATATTATCAAGATGGTTCAATGTCAATACTACATTCAAGATTTTCTAAAAATCTAACAAGACACGAATATTATATAAATGTAAGTATATTTCAAAGATAACGAAAAACAATTCAAATATTTCTTCAAAAAAAGTGAATTTAGTGCTTGACAAACTAAATAGTTTATGGTACTATATACCTATGATGATTTTTAAAAGTATATGGTTTGGATTAACACTCCCATTTAAATTGATTTACTGGTCAATCTGTTGCATTTTTGCAACACTTTGTATGTTTTTCGGTTTATTTGTCATTATTGCCATAATTAGTGCATTATTTACTTGACATTAACACCAAGTTATGAGATAATGTATACATGATGAGAGATAAAGAGGTGAACATAGTGGAAAACGTAAAAGAAATAAAGTCGGTTCTAGCAAAATTACTTGCTACTGAAAACCTAACAGTTGAATTTTCTAATGTCGAGACTGCAAGTTTTGATGTTGAAAAACGTATTCTTAGAATTCCTACTCTGAAAGATATTGATGCCGAAATATTAGACTTGTTTGTCGGTCACGAAGTTTCTCATGCTCTATATACACCAATGAGTGGTATGGATAAGTTAAGAGACAAACCTAAAAACTTTCACTCTTTTGTAAACGTAGTCGAAGATGTTCGTATTGAACGACTAATTCAAAAGAAGTATCCTGGTCTAAAAAAACCTTTCTATAATGCATATAGTAAGTTACAGTCAAATAACTTCTTTCATACTGATGGTAAGAAAACAGAAGAGATGCTTTTAATTGACCGTCTTAATCTTAAAGCAAAGTTAGGTACACAAATTGACATTCCTTTTACTGATGTAGAACAAGACTTTTTAACTAGGTCACAAAAAACAGAAACCTTTGATGAAGTTTTTACTCTTGCTGAAGAATTATATGAGTACTGTCAAGAAGAGTTAGAAAATAAAACTCAGAACGGCGAAGATACTGAGCAGTATATGTCAGTTGAATCTGATAATTCAAATGAAGAGCAAGGTGAACAAGAAACTTCTCAGTCTGATGAAAATCAAGAAGAGACAGGTAGTGAAGTTGACCAACCTTCTAATTCTGGCGAAGAGCAAGATGAAAATTCAGACGAAGAAAAAGGTACTGGTCAAGGCGGTCAGAAAACTAATGAAGAAGGTAATGATTCCGAAGAGACTGAAAGTAAATCAAATCCTGCACCTAAAAAGAATATGACTGGTAAGATTAAAAGTGAAAAAGGTTTGACACCTGGTGCTAAATCAATTACTGACCTTGGTACTCAACAATCTACTAGAGAATTAGTTGAGACTGATATTTCAAAGCAAGTTAGATATCTAGATATTCCTAAAGTTCTTAATGTTAAAGATTATACAGTTCCTTTTGCAGAAATTAAAAAGTCTCTTTATGACCATTGGTCAGTAAATACTGACGGCAGTAGAGAAGATACTCTTGCTAAGAATGTAAAAGAATTCAAAAAGAAAAATGAAAAGATTATAAACTATCTTCATAAAGAATTCGAAATGAAAAAACAAGCAGATAGATATGCTAGAGCAACTAGTGCCAGAACTGGTGTTTTGAATGTTAATAAATTACATTCTTACAAATATAATGATGATATCTTTCTAAAGAAAAATATTATTCCTAATGGTAAAGACCATGGTATGATTTTCTTTTTAGATTGGTCTGGTTCAATGGCAGATAATATGCATGGTACAATGCAACAATTAATTAACCTTGCATTGTTTTGTAGAAAAGCAAATATTCCTTTCGCCGCTTATGGTTTTAGTTCTGAGTGGGCAAAAAGAATTTCTCCTGAGCAAAAAGAAAAACGTCAATCTCATAACTTACATGAGGCACTTTTAGAAAGTGTTTCTCTTTTAGAGTTATTCCATGAGAAAATGACTTCTAAAGAATTTAATGATGCTCTAGGTATTTCTATTGCAATCGGTTCGATGTACGATAGAAAAAGCAGAGGTGACTATGCTTGGTGGGGACTTCCTCGTAATATGTATCTTGGTGGTACACCTCTTAATCATACAATCTGTATTGCTACTAGATTAATAAAAGAATTCAAGCAAAGAAATAATGTGCAAATTGTTAGTACATCATTTTTAACTGATGGTTCAAGTCATGGCATCGATGGGGTTTCTGGTTATAGAGAAGGTCGTGCTGGTGAGATGGAATGGACTAAAGAAGATAGCAGTTATAAGTCAGCAGGTACTTTGATCCTGCGAGATGGTCAAAATCAAGTTGCTATTACTAATACTAATATTGTTAGAGGTTATACTTATTCAATTTCAACTGATGATATCACAAAAGGTTTATACAAGTTGATGAAAATTTCGACTGGTGCTAATACTACTGGTTTCTTTATCGCTGGACGTCAAGAAGTGAGATATGCTTGGCAACAATATTTTCAAACACAAAGAACAGATTTCAGAAAACCATCTGATGATAATGAAATACACTACAATTTCGATGAGTGGAAAAAACTAATGACCAGAGAAAATTGTTCAGTATCTTATGCCAGTGGACTTGATGAGTTATATATCATCAAAGGTGGTAAGAATTTAGAAGTAGAAGATGAAGGTCTTGGCGAAGACTTAAATGGTGCATCAAAACAAAAACTAACTAGTGCATTTAAACGTATGGGTAAGGGTAAACTTCAAAATCGAGTAGTACTTCAGAAGTTTATTGACATGGTAGCATAAAAAATGAAAAAAAAGTGCATATTTGCCATAAAAAGTGAATTTAGTGCTTGACAAACTACTATTTAATATGCTATAATATATTATATGATGAAAAAAGAGGTGATAATTATGAATAATCGTGAAACTTTTATAACAAAAGCAAAAGAACTGTTCAATGGTAAGAATGATTTTACTAGAGCAGAATTAGTTACTGTAGCAAATGAGATGGGTATGAAATATGCTCCGTCTTGGATTGTTAAAAATGACGAATACAAAATGGGTAACGGGTTGTATTCATTAATGAGTGGCAGTGTGATGCCAGAAACAAAGGTCGTTGGAGATGCAGTAATGCAAAACATTCAAGTTCCAGAACAACCTGTAGCGAAAAAGAGTATTACTATTTCTGATACTACAATACATAACTTAATTCCTAAAGTTTATGCGAATTATGTTCCTTTTGGTCAGTTTCAAGATGTCCGTAGTATCATTCGTTCTAAGATGTTCTACCCTATCTTCTGCACTGGTCTATCAGGTAATGGTAAGACCATGATGTTTGAACAAGTATGTGCAATGCTTAAAAGAGAATTCTTTAGAGTTAACATTACTATCGAAACCGATGAAGATGATTTACTCGGTGGGTATAGACTTGTCGATGGCGAGACTGTCTGGTATGATGGTCCAGTTATTCAAGCAATGAAAGCAGGAGGCGTTTTACTTTTAGATGAGATTGATTTAGCATCAAACAAAATTATGTGCTTACAACCAATCCTCGAAGGTAATGGCGTACTTCTAAAGAAGATTAATCAGTTTGTAGAACCTGTAGAAGGTTTTCAGATTGTTGCGACTGCTAATACAAAAGGTAAGGGTTCAGAAGATGGTCGTTTCATCGGAACCAATATCCTTAATGAAGCATTCCTAGAAAGATTCCCTATTACTGTGGAACAAGATTATCCAGCAGTTACTATTGAGAAAAAGATTGTCTCAAAAGAACTAATTGCAGTGGGTAAAGAAGATGAGGACTTTGCTGATAAACTTGTCAAGTGGGCAGATATTATCAGAAAGACCTTCATGGATGGAGGCATCGATGAGTTGATTGCAACTCGTAGACTAGTCCATATCGTCAAAGCATATTCAGTATTTGGAGACCGTATGAAAGCGATCCAAATGTGCATAAATCGTTTTGATGATGAAACTAAATCGGCATTCATTGACCTTTATACTAAGGTGGATGCTGATATCGTTAACACTGAAGTCGGTGAAAGTGAAATTGCACCGAAAGAAGATGTTGACAAAACACCGTTTTAAGAGTATACTTAAAACAATTGAAAGAGATTGCATTTTGCAGTCTCGTAAATACATTATATAAGGAGCGAACTTATAATGGCAAAAGCAAAAATGTCTGTCAAGACAAAAATTATGAATGCACTTTCAACTGGAAGTTCTTTTACTACTAAGCAACTTGCGAAAAAAGCAAATACTACTACAGTAAATGTTGCTAAACGAGTACATGACCTAAGGTACGAAGGTAATATGATTTATGCTAACCCTACGGGTAAGACTAACTCAGTGGCGTATCGTGTAGGTACACCAAGTAAAGCAGTCATTGCCGCTGGTCTTCAAGCACTAGCGACTGCCTAACTAGTATGGGCACCGAGGTTTTTCATCTTACAAATCATCTTTCTACCTCGGTGCCCACTACTTTTATTATGAAACAATAAGTGAGAAATATATGAAAAATACTAAAATAGAATATAAGTTTAATGAAAAAGAATTAATTGAAGAATTTCAAAAGTACATCGATGCGACCTATAACAATGGTCATTATTCCAAAGACAAGTTTCAAGCGACTGAGTTCATCATTGATGGTGGACATGGTACAGGTTTCTGTATCGGCAATGTGCTAAAGTATGCACAACGATATGGCAAAAAGGGTTCTGCTAGTGATGCCCGAAAAGATTTATTAAAAGTCTTACACTATGCAATTATACAACTGCACATACATGATGAGGATTTATAATGAAAATCAGTAAAAATACATTTGAAGTCTTAAAGAACTTCAGTGAAATTAACGAGAACCTGCTCGTAAAACCAGGCAATACATTAGAAACTATTTCAGTAATGAAAAATGTTCTAGCAACTGCGAAAGTAGAAGAGAACTTTGAGAAAGAGTTTGCTATCTACGACTTGAACTCCTTTTTAAGTGTTCTATCACTTTACGAGGCACCAGATGTAAACTTATATGATGATTACTTAACTGTATCTCAAGGTAAGTCTAATTCTAAATTCTGGTATGCTGATAAGAGTTTAGTAGTATCACCAACAAAGCAAATTGTTATGCCAAGTGCAGAAGTGAAAGTTCGTATCAGTCAATCAAACTATACAGATTTATTGAAAGCATCTAATATTATGCAATTATCTGATATTGGTTTAGTGTCTGATGGTGATACTATTAATCTAATTGCAACCGACAAGAAGAACCAAACTTCTAATAGGTTCGATGTTGAAGTGGCAGAAGGCAATGGTAGTAAGTTTGCATTCTATTTTAAACGTGATAATCTAAGAGTGATTCCAGGTGAGTATGACTTGACTGTTTCAAGTAAAAACATTTCTCATTGGGTTAATGCTAACAAGAACTTGCAATATTGGATTGCATTAGAAGTCGATAGCACATTTGAAGGTTAACAACGAGGATTATTATGGATATTAAAAGTGATGAATTTCTGTGGGTGGAGAAGTATAGACCGCAGACTATTAAAGATGCTATCTTACCGAAGCATCTTGAAAGTACGTTTCTCCAATTTATTGAGAATGGTGAGATTCCTAATCTATTGCTATGTGGGTCTGCAGGTGTTGGTAAAACAACTGTAGCAAAGGCATTATGTCAGCAAATGGGTTATGATTGGATCATTCTTAATGGTTCAAGTGAAGGTGATATCGATACCTTACGAAACAAGATTGTGAACTTTGCTAGTACTGTATCCTTCAGTGGCAAGGGAAAAGTAGTCATATATGATGAAGCAGATTATTTGACTGCGGTTACTCAACCAGCATTGAGGAACTTCATCGAAGAGTTCAGTAAGAACTGTCGGTTCATCTTTACTTGTAACTATAAAAACAAAATCATTCCTGCATTACATAGTAGGTGTTCAGTAATTGAGTTTAGTACTCCGAAAGACGAAAAGCAAAAACTTGCTGGTTCATTCTTTAAGAGAGTACAAGATATTCTTGGACAAGAGAATGTTGCATATGAGAATGATATTGTTGCTAGTATAGTTTCAAAATTCTTTCCTGACTTTCGCCGCACACTCAACGAACTTCAAAAGATTTCGATTGGTGGTCGCATAGATGCAGAAGCGGCGGGTAATTCAGGTGATGTAGATATCAAGAACGTAATTGGTTTTTGTAAGAATAAAGACTTCTCTAGTATGAGAAAATGGGTTGCTGATACTATTCACACCACTGGTGCTGATGATATCTATCGCAAAGTTTATGACACTATGAGTGTACATTTACAACCTGCTAGTATACCTGCTTGTGTTCTTAAAATTGCTGATTATCAGTTTAAGAATGTTCATGTTGCAGACCAAGAAGTAAACATGGTTGCATTCTTTACGGAAGTGATGGTTGATTGTGAGTTTTCATAATGCCAGTACCTTACCTACATCACGAACTATTCGCATTAAACAACTCTATATCGACTAGTGTAGAAACTATTGAAGATATTGGACCTGTAGTTATTATAGATGACTTCTATGCATATCCTGATGATATTCAAGATATGCTAGAAAAAGCATGGGTACCTAGTTATCACTTGAATGCTAAGTCTCATAACTTTAAAGACTACTATGATTGTAGACATAACATTCAAGTTACGCCTACAGAGCATCCTACAGAGCATGAAAGTCAAATGCTTATAAGAGATGTTGCAAGAGACAAGTTAGGGTTTGAATGTTTGGATTCAGAATATGATTATGCATTCAACTACTTCAAGTGGATGTCTGAAGATGTTCCTAATCCTAATATACAATCTTACCCTCATCAAGATAGTCTTAATCATATCGCCTCTGTCATTTATATGAATGATAATTATAATCATGGTACTGCATTCTATCATAGTGTAGATACAGAACAAGATGAAGTATTTGATTTACGAGTTGATATTGAAAAGAATGCAAAACTAGCACAAGTTATTCCTGCAAAAAAGAATAGATGCATTGTCTATCCTAGTTGGTATATACATGGAGCATATATACAAGACCACAGTGAGTGGGTTAATGACTGGAGAATATCTCAAGTTTATTTTATGAAGTGTCTGAATAGAGGACCAAAGCGATGACACCATTTGACTATATTAAAGCAATCAACTATACAAAAGAGAATATAATAGTTGATGAACTAACAGAAAAAGAATACAATCCTTTCATAGTTAATCGTGGTTTGAGCATGGGGATTGATACTGTGCTTCAAGCAAACGAAATGAATATGCGACATGGTCTGCCAAAGCGTTTACAATTTGACTTTTTACTAAATAGTATTAGTAAGCGAAAGCGATTTGATAAATGGCAAAAAGCAGATAAGAGTGAAGAATTAGAATATGTCAAAGCATACTACAACTATTCATATCCTAAGGCAATTGCCGCACTTCAAATACTTTCACCTACTCAATTAAATGAGATTAAAAAAAAGTTAGATAATAAAGGTGGAGTAAAATGAATGAATGGACAGTTGAAAATATGGTTGAGGTACGATTATCCCAACCTGATGATTTTCTAAAAATTAGAGAGACATTATCTCGTATCGGGATTGCGTCAAAAAAAGATAAGAAGTTGTACCAATCGTGCCACATCTTGCATAAGCAAGGTCGGTACTTTATTGTCCACTTCAAAGAATTATTTGGGTTGGATGGTAAGCAGACAAATTTCTCAGAAGAAGACCAAAGTCGCAGAAACACTATTGTAAAGTTGCTGAATGATTGGGGTCTAGTTAATATTGTGGCAGAAGATAAAATTGTAAATCAAGCACCACTATCACAGATTAAAGTTATTGCATTCAAAGAAAAAAGTGAATGGATTTTAGAAACTAAATATAACATCGGTAAGAAAAAGCAAGAAGCATAGTATTACCGACATTGAGACTTGTATTATGAGAAAAATTGACTATATAATAAGTAACACGATGCTGATGAACAGGTCGTGTTTTATAAACCAGTCTTGCTTAACAAGGAGGCAATTATGACTAACCTTACACAACTAAGGTCGGCGCTAAGTGCGTTTGACCATAATCTTCTAACACCATATGCAGTAGGATTCGACCGACAGTTTGAAAGACTGTGGGACTACGCATCACATCAAGCAGAGTCCACGGGATATCCACCTTACAACATTCAGAAGACAGAAGATTTCAAATTTGAAATCGAAATGGCACTTGCTGGTTTCGAAAAGAAAGATATTGAACTCGTTTTTGAAGATGGATGTTTAACTGTTAAATCAGTTAAAGATAAAGACAAAGGTGCAACTGATGATTACACTATCTATAAAGGTATCTCGCAAAGAAACTTTACTAGAAAGTTTACTCTTGCAGATGAAGTTGTAGTCAATGGTGCTAAACTAGAAAATGGTATGCTGAAAATCGAACTTGAGCGTATCGTACCAGAAGAAAAGAAACCTAGAACTATCGAAGTAAAATAAACATAACACCTGAGTATGTGTATAAACTGCTCATTATATTATTAGGAGATATACATGACAACAAAGAAAAGTGCAACGCCAGTTGCAGATAAGTTGACTGCAATGAATGTTTCAGTTATCAAAATTAATGATAAGGTAACTCAATTAGAAGCAGACTTAGAAACTCGTAGAGATATGCTGGCACAATATCGAAAAGCAATTACACAGTTGGAAGCAGAAGCAAATGCTATTCTTGGTTCCATTCAAACTTGTAAAGAATTATTAGCAGGAGAAAAATAATGAATGAGATTATGGTCATCAAAATGATGAACGGTGAAGAAATTATTACAAAAATTTCTAAAGAAGATGAAGAAACAATTCAATGTGAGAAACCAGCGATAATTATGCTATCTCCCAATCAAAATGGTAAAGGTGTTCAAGTCCAAATGGGTCCATATTCTGCATTTACAGATAAACCTATTGCAATAAACAAACAAGCAGTTTTGTATATTGCAGAACCAAACACAGAAATTTTAAATAGTTACAACAAAAACTTTGGTAGTGGTCTAATTATACCAAACCAAACACTTATGGGTTAACACACTTTCACCACACATAGGGGTTGACTTTATGTGTGATTTGTTATATAATGATATTTTAATGATGAGGTATATCTTTTGAAGTTTTACACAAATGTTCAACAATGGGGCAACAACTTACTTGTAAGAGGAGTTAATGACGATGGTCAACGTGTTATGCAGAGATACAAAGATTTCTCTCCCACGTTATATTTAAAGTCTAAGACACCAACACAATATAAAACTTTAGAAGGTGATTATGTTGAAGATTTCAAACCTGGTTCTATCAAAGAATCCAGACAGTTTCTAGAAGATTATAAAGACGTATCTAACTTTAAAGTATACGGACAAACACAGTTCGCATATCAATGGATATCAGATAACTTCTATGAGCAAGAAGAGATACCTTTCGATACAAAACAAATTTCAGTTATCTCTTTAGATATTGAGACTGAGACCGAGTTTGGTTTCCCTAATATTCAGACTGCTAATGAAGGCATTCTTCTTATTACAATTCAAGATAATCTATCAAAGAAGTTGATTACATGGGGTACACGACCTTACACTGGTAAGAACAAAGAAGTAGAATATCGATGTTTCGAGACTGAGGCACAGATGCTTCAAGACTGGATTTCTTGGTTGAATGAATTCAAACCAGATGTTATTACCGGTTGGAATACTCGCTTCTTTGATATTCCATATATCGTCAATCGTGTTCAACGAATACTTGGTGATGAGCAAGTTCGAACTATCTCTCCTTGGAAAGTTGTCAAGGGTGGTAAACTGACTGTACAAGGTAGAGAACAAGTCTACTATGATATCTTTGGTATCGCTGGTATTGACTATCTTGAGTTGTTCAGAAAGTATCGTGGTATTGGTTACGAAAGTTTTGCACTTGCACATATTGCAAACGTAGAACTCGGTTCTGAGAAACTAGACCACTCTGAGTATCAGAACTTCAAAGATTTCTATACTCAAGATTGGACTAAGTTTGTAGACTATAACATTCGTGACGTTGAATTAGTATCTCAACTTGAAGATAAACTTGGTCTGATTGAATTACAGATGACGATGGCATATGATTTTCGTGTAAACTTTGAAGATGTATTTTCTCAAGTTCGATGTTGGGATATGCTTATCTATAATTATCTAAGACGAAGAGGTGTTGTTATTCCACCTAAGTCTTTTCATAATAAAGATACTGCTTATGCTGGTGCTTATGTGAAAGACCCTATTGTAGGTCAACATGAGTGGGTTATGTCATTCGATTTAAATTCATTGTACCCACACTTGATTATGCAGTATAACATTTCTCCTGACACTATCACTAACGAAAGATTAGATGTTAATGTCGATGACTTGCTAGATAAGAAGTTTGACAATTCAGTATTGAAGCAAAAGAATTTATCGATGGCGGCGAATGGTCAATGTTTTCGTGCAGATGTTCAAGGGTTTCTTCCTAAGATGATGGAAGAGATTTATGAGACTAGAACATTCTATAAGAAGAAGATGATTGAAGCAGAAAAAGAATATGAAATCACTAAGAATTCTGAACTAAAGAACTTCATCTCTCGCTACAATAACATTCAATTAGCAAAAAAGATTGCATTGAACTCTGCTTATGGTGCTTTAGGTAATCAGTATTTTAGATATTTTGATATTCGTCAAGCAGAGGGTATTACACTCTCTGGTCAACTTTCTATACGTTGGATAGAGAGGGCACTGAATAAATATTTCAGTAAGTTATTGAAGGATGAAAACAATGAAACCAACTACGTTATTGCAAGTGATACGGATTCAGTATACATTAATCTTAGTAAACTTGTATACCAAGTGTTTAATGAGGGAAAACCATTCACAAAAAGTCAAAGTAGTGAACTCACTCCCAAGGTGGTTAGATTCCTTGATAAGGTCGGTTCAGAGAAAATTGAACCGTTTATTGATAATTGCTATCAAGACCTTGCTACTTATATGAACTCATATGCACAAAAGATGTTTATGAAGCGAGAAGTAATCGCTGATAGAGGCATCTGGACTGCAAAGAAAAGATATATTCTTAATGTACATAACTCTGAGGGTGTTCAGTATGCTGAACCTAAACTAAAGATTATGGGACTTGAAGTTGTAAAGTCTTCAACTCCTGCACCAGTTCGTGTATTTCTAAGAGAAGCAATCAAAGTTATCGTAAAAGGTGACAATGATGAACTGATAGAATTCGTTGAGAAAACAAGAGAAGAATTTCTTAAACTATCACCAGAAGAGATTGCATTTCCTCGTTCTGTAAATGGTATTAAGAAGTATGCTTCTGAGATAAAAGTTTATACTAAAGGTACGCCGATGCACGTCCGTGGCGCCTTGATGTTTAATCAAACTGTCAAAGATAAAAAGATATCAAAGAACTACCCACAAATCAAAGATGGCGAGAAGATAAAATTCGTTCACTTAAAAATGCCTAATCCTATAGGTGAGAACATCATATCATTCTTGTCAGATTTACCAACTGAGTTTGATTTGCATAGATATATTGATTATGATATGCAATTTACAAAATCCTTCCTAGACCCACTGACTTTTATTTCAGGTAGTATAGGTTGGCAATTAGAGAAAGTCGCAACATTAGAAGACTTTTTCGGATAGGAGAAGAACAATGACTACATTAGATAGGTCTATAATTATAGACAACCACTTAGTCGATGCACTAAGAAAACACGCAGAAGGTAATATTGCTAAACATAAAGCAAATGTTTTAGTTTATATGAACCGAACTGTAGGAATCGGTGAGCATTCAGATATCATCGAAACACTAGAAAAAGAATTGGACCATATGGCGAAATATCACGACCAACTAGAAATGATTTCAAAATATATTGATCCAGTACTTTCACCATATCAAGACAAACATTTACCTTGACAATTGTAGATGTTTATGATATATTATGTATAACAAATGAGGTATAGTAAATGAATGATTTTTTAAAAGAAATAGTCAAAGAGAGTAAGAATGAGTATGCAGGCATCGTTGATGATGGTGTCGAAGCAGGTGACGTACAAGGTTACATTGATACTGGTTCGTATGCTTTCAATGCACTATTGAGTGGTAGTATATATGGTGGGTTACCATCAAATAAAATTACTGCTATTGCTGGTGAGTCCAGCACTGGAAAAACTTTCTTTGCTCTCGGATTAGTAAAGCATTTTCTAGAAAGCAATCCTGATGCAGGTGTTGTCTATTTCGAAACAGAGAGTGCTTTAACTAAAGATATGATTGATGAGCGTGGTATTGATACTAAACGTATTGTAATGATGCCAGTGACTACCATTCAAGAATTTCGTAATCAAGGTATTAAAATTCTTGACAAGTATATTGAACAAGCAGATGCAGATAAAAGACCTTTACTGTTTGTGTTAGATAGTCTCGGAATGTTGTCAACAACAAAAGAGATTGAAGATACTGCAGATGGTAAAGAAACTAGAGATATGACTAGGGCACAACTTACTAAAGCGACATTCAGAGTATTGACGTTGAAGTTAGGTAAAGCAAAAGTTCCTATGATTGTTACTAATCACACTTATGACCAAATGGGTACAATGTTCCCACAGAAAGTAATGGGTGGTGGTTCTGGTCTTCAGTATGCCGCCTCATCAATCGTATTTCTTTCTAAGAGAAAAGAAAAAGAAGGTACAGAAGTAGTAGGTAATATTATTCACTGTAAGTTAAATAAATCACGACTAACTAAAGAAAACTCTATGATTGATGTGTCCTTGCGTTATAAAGGTGGTCTCAATCGTTACTACGGTCTTATAGAACTTGCTGAAGAAGCAGGCATATTTAAGAAAGTAGCAACTCGTATTGAAGTCGCTGATGGTTCTAAGAGATATGGTAAAGAGATATTACATTCTCCAGAAGTATATTTCACAGATGAAGTGATGCAAAAAATTGATGCCTTTGCAAAGGAGAAGTTTAGTTATGGTGGTGAAATATAGTTACGCCGAGAAGAAAGACGTACTAGGAACAAAGATACTTGAAGGTAAATATGAGAATATTATATATCAAGTAGGTCGTATTCAGTTTGGTCAACCAGACGAAACTGGTCATCGTGCAATGCGTTTCAAGTATGAGATACTAGAGAATAAAGAAGATATTACTATTGAAGATGATTTTACATCTATTGTTGGTGATATCATTGTTGAACAAATTGAAGAGAAATTACAGAAAGGCGACTTAGTATATGCAAACGGCAAGGATTGAACGAACAATATTATCTAACTTAATTCACAACGAAGAGTTTGTGAGGAAAGTGATGCCGTTTCTACGTCCTGAGTATTTTCACGATACTTCAGAAAAACTCGTATTCTCTACTATTTCTGCTTCAGTATCAAAGTATAATAAACTTCCTTCTTCTGAGCAAATTGTGATTGATATGAATACTCAACATAATATTGCAGAACCTGAGTTTAATTCTGCAGTTGATATTATCAATTCACTTAACACACAAAATACTGATACTGAATGGTTGACTGATGCGACTGAAAAGTTCTGTCAAGAAAAAGCAATCTACAATGCAATCTCTGAGGGTATTCAGATAATAGAAGGTAAAGACAAGAAGAGAACTCCTGATTCCTTACCATCGATGTTATCTGATGCTCTTTCAGTATCATTTGATCCTAATGTTGGTCACGATTACTTTGAAAATTGGGATGATAGATATGAGTTCTATCATACTAAAGAAGAGAAGATACCTTTCAATCTCAAGTATCTAGACTTGATTACAAAAGGTGGTCTACCTAAAAAAACATTGAACGTAGCACTAGCAGGAACTGGTGTTGGTAAATCCTTGTTTATGTGTCATCTTGCCGCAAACTATATGATGCATGGTAAGAACGTATTATACATCACTATGGAAATGGCAGAAGAAAGAATTGCTGAACGTATTGATGCTAATCTACTAAACATGGACATACAGACATTAGAAGAACTACCTAAGTCTATGTTCGATAAAAAATTAAAACAACTACAAAAAGAGACCCACGGCAAGTTGATAGTCAAAGAATATCCGACTGCAACTGCACATAAGGGTCACTTTGATGCACTAATAAATGAACTAGCATTAAAGAAAAGTTTCAAACCTGATGCTATCTGTATTGACTATTTAAATATATGTGCATCACAAAGATTTAAAGCAGGAAGTTCTCACAACTCCTACACTATTATTAAATCCATTGCAGAAGAATTGAGAGGTCTTGCCGTTGAGCATAATGTACCTATCATCTCTGCTACTCAGACAACTAGACAAGGATTCTCAAGTACCGATATTGGTCTTGAAGATACCTCTGAAAGTTTCGGTCTACCAGCAACGTGCGATTTTATGTTTGCATTAATTTCAAATGAAGAACTAGAACAACATAATCAAATTCTAGTAAAGCAGTTGAAAAATCGTTATAATGATCCTACTAAGTATAAAAGATTTGTACTTGGTATTGATAGAGCAAAGATGCAACTGTACGATGTTGAGGATTCTGCACAAGAAGACTTAGTAGAGAATATGAAACATAAAGCACCACAAAAAGTTGAAGTAGTAGAGGAACAAGCATTTGGATTTGATAAACTCAAGGAGAACAGAAATAATGAAAACAAAAAGTACAAGGACTTCTCGTCATTCAAGATTTAGTTTGAAGTTTGACGGAGAATATAATATTTGGACTGCCTTTGATAAAAAGTTTAAAGATACTATCTATCTGACAATCGAAAAAGATAAAGCAGAAGATACTATAAAGTCTTTGAACTCCGGCACTGGATTTGCTGACTGGCAAATACCTCGATTTCTTCATGGGTTCGAGGTTCCCACTTCTAAACAATCATAAATACTTATACTAAACAAACTTTTTTATGAGAAAGTGCTTGACAAGCATGGTAAACATTGCTATAATATAGTAGTAATGATAAGAAAAGAGGTTAAGGTGCATATAGTAGGTATCGTAGGTGGTAACAAAACTCAGCGAGAAATTGCTGAAAATGTTATATACTACATGATAACAAAATTAATGCCACGATTGCGTAATATCGAAATCGAAGTTCAACTGAAGAAGATGAACGAAGATACCGCCGTGGGTTACTGTATGATGGGTGATGATAAAAGACAATATGAGATAGAAGTTTCAAAAGACTTGTCTATCAAAGATTTCGTAATGACATTGTGCCATGAGATGGTACACGTTAAACAATATGTTCGTGGTGAAATGGATGATTGGAACGGAATGGGTGTTGCACGTTGGAAGAATACCAAGGTGATGCCTGAAACTAACTATTATGACCTTCCTTGGGAGAAAGAAGCATATATGCTTCAGAAAAGTCTCGCTAAGGATTGTTGGAAAAATGATATATTCTAATGGCAACTCTATCAGTAGCAGATATTTCTAAGTACCCATATCGACCAACACTGTTGGTTAATAAGGTTATGCAACTAGATAATAGGTCTTCAACTTTTACTACTGCAGATGGTACGTTTGAAGCAACTGCAATAATAGTTAATAACGTAGAGACATTAAGACGACCTGGAGTTATGCCTTCTGTCGCCGAAGAGTTAGCAAATAAAATTCTTGCTTTCAAAGGACAAAGAGGTAATACAGTATCACTCAAAGGAGTATATACTGGTCAGATTAGAACAGTAGTCATTCCAGTTACTAAACTAATAAAGACTGAAGAGTTTGGTGGACAACCTGCAGGTGGAAAGAAAGAAAATCTAGGACTAAAGTTTGAAAGAGAACTCGCTCATGCTTTGATAGATTATGCAAATGGAGTGAAGAACGAAAATATAAATTCAAAACTAGCAGGTTCGCTAATCACTGCAATTTGTAATGAGAATAGGTCTCCTGTTGATAGAATTAAACAAGTTGGTGGTGCGAATGAAAGTCGACCATTCATAATGAGTGGTGGAAAACCTATGATTGGTCCAGGCAATCCAGCAGATGTTGGAAAGAAAGTAACTGACATTACAGTATTTCATGCTGATAAGACTGAAACATATATTTCAGCAAAGTTTTCAAGTACTCTTACATTCGTTAACACTGGTGTAAAAGGTTCAGGTAAACCATTTAGTGAAAGAGAAGTAACAAATGGCACTATTACAAATCAGATGGGTGTGCAATTACTTAAATCATTAGGTATTGATAATGCGACATTCTGTGCAGTATTTAATAACTATGGCACAGGAAAGAAAGCAACAGGTAACTCATCACATATTGTAGACGTAACACGAAGTATTGATAAGCAACTACTAACTTCACTACTACAAAGTGCTATTGGTGCTAACTATTGGATGGCACATGGTCAAGGTTCTGGTAAAGCATTTTGTTGGTGGGTTGGTGTTGATGAGAATAAAAAGTATTCAAATATCAGTGGTTCACAATTTACACTATATTATGGTGGTATTACGAATGGTATGGCGAAACGTGTTGATATGAAATTCTCAAATCCTTACTTTGATTTTAAACTAAATATAAGAAACAAGCAAGGCGGAGTTGCACCAAGTCACTTCTTACTAGACTATACTTCCAAATCGGCGACCGGTAAGAAATTATATGGATAGAGTGTTGCAAAAATACAACACGAAAATAAAAAAGTGAAGAATAGTAAAAAAAGTGTTTGACAACTAACAAAGATATGGTATAATAGTAGCATGATAAATTTTAAACAACACGTTGAATTAGAAGAAAATCGCAATACGCATTTGACACACATCGAAGAGACTATCATTACAGATGGTTATAAGGGTGCAGTTAATGCTATTGAGTTTCTAAAGTCTGTCTCTGATATGTTGGGAGGTAGTAGTCGTTCTGCTACTAACATTACAACTAAATGGGATGGCGCACCTGCTATATTCTGTGGGATTGATCCTGAAGATAAGAAATTCTTTGTTGCTACAAAGTCTGTGTTTAATAAGAGTCCAAAGTTAAATAAAACAAATGCAGACATTCGTAAAAATCATAGTGGTGGTCTTGTAGAAAAATTAGAAGTTGCATTGAAAGAACTATCTAAGTTAGGTATCAAAGGTGTCATTCAAGGCGACATGATGTATACTAAAAGCGACTTAAAATCAATGTCACATGATGGTGAGAAGTATATTACTTTTCAACCTAACACTATTGTATATGCAGTACCAGAAGAAGGTCCATTAGGTAAGTTTATCAAGAAAACTAATATGGGTATTATCTTTCATACGACATACACTGGTAAGAAATTAGAAGATATGAAAGCATCTTTCAATATAAACATTTCTAGATTAAAAAAGAACAAGTCTATTTGGTTCGATGATGCATCATATAAAGATGTATCTGGTTCAGTAACAATGACTTCAAAAGAAACTGAGAAACTAAATGGTTATATCTCTAAAATAGAAACACAATCAAAATCAGTTAAGACTTATCTAGATAAGATGAGTGAAAACTTTGATGAGAAAAATAGATTTTCGCTTTGGACTAACTTTAAAACTCACTTAAATGTTTACTTTAGAAGTGAGGGTGACTTTCCAAATGCTAATACAGTTGTTAGTGAGTTCAAAACTTATTGGAACACTAAGATGAATAAAGAAATTGATAGTAAAAAGACCGAAGTATCTAAAGATAAATATCGTGAGATACTTAAAGATGGTATAAATAAGATTGATAGTTCAAAATCTGACATAATAGCAGTAACAGAACTATATATTAATATTATGGAAGCAAAAAATGTGCTAGTGCAGAAGTTGTCTAAAGTTAAATCTATAGGGACATTTCTGAGAACAGATGATGGATTAAAGACTACCGAACCTGAGGGGTTTGTAGCAGTTGATAGAATAAAAGGCAACGCAGTGAAACTAGTTAATCGACTAGAATTTAGTCGAGCAAACTTCACCGCCGCTAAAAATTGGGTGAGCAAATGACGTTAAAATTTACAGACCTTTCTAAAAGGTTACACGAAGCAAAGAATGATACAGTAGTATTTGCATTTGGAAGATTTAATCCTCCTACAGTAGGTCATGCTAAACTATTCATTGCAGTTGAAAAAGAAGGAAAGAAAGCGAAAGACCATTTCGTATTTGGAAGTCATTCTTTTGATACTAAGAAGAACCCCTTAAATCCAAAATTAAAGCAGAAGGTACTTGCGAAAGCATTCCCGAGAAATAACGTAAAAATCTCCTCGAAACAGACACCTACTGCACTACACATTGCTTCAATGCTATTCGCAAAAGGTTCATATAAAGAACTTGTGATGGTAGCAGGAAGTGACAGAGTTCAAGAATTTCAAACATTACTAGATAAGTACAATGGTAAAGAAGGTCGTCATGGTTTATATAACTTTGACACTATTAAAGTTGTTTCGTCTGGTGAGAGAGATGCCGATGCGTCTGATGCATCTGGAGCATCTGGTACAAAGATGAGAGAATATGCCGCCAAGAATGATTACGAAAATTTTGCAAAGTATTCCCCACAAAGTTTATCAGACAAAGATGTAAAAACAATTTTCAATGCAGTACGAAAAGTACTACCAAAATTAGATAGAGAAGAATTTGAACCGATTAATCAAGTAAGAGAAGATTACTTACTAGGTAATGTATTTGCAATCGGCGACCAAGTATTCGACTTAAACGAAAAGAAACAATATAAGATTATTGAACATGGACCTAACTTTGTTTATTGTGAAGGAGAAGATGGAAATGTATATACCAAGTGGTTATCCGACATTGGGAACCTCGGCGAGGTCAAACAAGATGGAGACATTGAAGGTAAATCCGGTTCACAACCTGCGAAATACTACAAGGGACTTGCCAAGTCAACAAAATCTAAGAGAGATGCACACTTCAAAAAAGGTGCAGACAAATCTGACGATGATGCCTCCGCTTACAAACCAGCACCTGGTGATGCAGATGCTAAGACAAAACCTTCAAAGCACACCAACAAATTCAAAAAAATGTTTGGAGAAGTACGAAAAGACGAACAAAAAAATAAAACATCAACTAAATCTGTTAGCATAGAAGACTTCAATCATTATCCTGGTCAAGTAGATGCACCTAAATCAAAGAATCCAGATGATTGGGTTGCTGGCGATCCTGATGCTGATTATACTATTAAGGGATTTGATGGTAAGAACTCAAAATCAGTAATTGATAAAGCAAATAAACAAGTTGAAAAAGAACGTGGACTAACTTTAAAGAATTTTATTGATAGAGATGAGATACTTGAGAGAGAAAGATTGAAGAAGAACTCTACTCTACAGAGAGACAAAAAGTTAAAAAACTTACTGTTGCCTAAGAAAGGTAAAGCAGGAACAACAAAATTTTCAAGAACAGATACAATGAGAAAAACTCTCGCCGCTGAGTTAGAAGAAGAAGGTTCTACTAAAGTTTGGCAACGTCTATATGGAGAACTTATTGAAGAACCAGTAGAGATAGATGAGTTTTTAGAAGAGAATTATATTGTAGAATTAGAAACACCAATCAATAATAATGATGGAGTTGATGATGATTTTGAAGCATCACTAGAAAAAAAGATTGATGCCTATGACACCCTGGAAGATGTTGCTGACTTATATCCTGACTTGGACAATGATGGAGACCACGATGATGATGACACGAAATTGCAGATTACTAAAGATGCTGAAGAGATGGGTCAAATCGAAGATAACTATAAGTGGGTAAGTGAAGTACTAACACCAGCACAGAGATTTAAACGTAGTCAACAGATGAAGAGATTAGGTAAGAAGATTGCTAGAGCAAGAATGATTGCACTAAAGCGACCATCTAGTCCAGATAAGTTAAATCAAAAAGCACAACGTCACGCAAGAAACTTAATGCGTAAGAAGTTTACTAAAGGTCAAAACTATGCTGATTTAAGTTTTCAACAAAAAGCACAGATAGAAAAGAAATTACAAGGTAAGTCTGCAGTAATTAATCGTATTGCAATGAAAGTAAAACCAAAACTTAAAAAGTTAGAACAACAACGTCTAATCAACATGAATAAAGCAAAACCAACAAATGAGTCCGCTTTGATTGAAACTAATCAATATCGCATTGGTTCAGAGATGTACTATGAGACATTCAACGATTGGAAGAAATCAGTAGACCGTTCGGAACTAGAGTATTTTGATAAAGAATTACTAGAGTCCGATATAGGTTCTCATGCTTTATATGAAGGTAATCATGTTCCTTTAGATTGTCCTATGATTGAAGAAGAAGAGCAACCAGAATTAAATAAACCTAAAGCAGGTGGTACTAAGAAGTATTATGTCTATGTGAAAGACGGAGACAAAGTTAAGAAAGTCTCGTGGGGTGATACTACAGGTTTGAAGATTAAATTAAATGATCCAGTAGCAAGAAAGTCTTTCGCCGCAAGACATAAGTGCGACACTAAGAAAGATAAAACTAAACCTGGATATTGGGCGTGTCGTATGCCATACTTTGCAAAGCAATTAGGATTATCTGGTGGTGGAAATTACTTCTGGTAACCCCTATATACAGACTGATGACGTTAGAACATTCGATAGTTCAGTAAATGACGATGACTTGGTTTGGCATAGGGATAAATACTTTAGAGAGATTACAGTACTAGAAGGTAACGACTGGAAACTGCAACTTGATAATGAACTACCTGTGATACTAGAAGAAGGTAAGAAGTATAATATTCCAGCAATGGAGTTTCATAGGGTTATCAAAGGAACAGGTAACTTGACTATTAAAATTTGGGAAGAGAAGTAAATGGCAGATATTAGAAAATCAATGAGACAAACTCTTGAAGAGGTAAATGTTAATTCTCTAGAAAGATTAGTAGAAAATTTACTTGATGAGAATGATAAAGCATTGAAGAATAAAGCAGAGAAGTCTGGTATGCCTTTGGGTGTGCTGAAAAAGGTATTTAAGAGAGGTGTTGCCGCTTGGAAAGGTGGTCATAGACCTGGAACAAATCCACAACAATGGGGACTTGCTAGAGTTAATTCGTTTGTAACTAAATCTAGTGGTACTTGGGGTAAAGCAGATGCCGACCTTGCGAAACAAGTTCGTGGAGAAAGTATAGAAGAAGACGGACCAGCATCACCTGATGAAGGTTCGATGGCAATGACACAGTTGAATTTTATGTCAACTGCTTCAGATGAAATAAAACAACATATCCAAGATGGAGGAGACTTTCCTGAATGGATGCAAAACAAATTATCAGCAACACATGAAGATATGAAAAGTCTTTATGCAAATGTTAAAGGTAAAGAAAAAGGAGATGAATAAAATGAGCAAGGTAGATTCAATGAAAGCAAGGCAGATGTTTGGGCCAAACCCTTTCGATTTAGTTAATGTTGAAGAAGCAAGAACTAGAGAAGAAGTAAAAGGTGGTGATAAAGACTATCAAGCATTCTTTCAAAAGTCATTAAAGAAGTTTGGTGTTAGTTCACCGGCAGAACTTAAAGGTGGCGATAAGAAAAAGTTCTATGATTATATTGATGCTAATTGGAAAGCAGACAATGAATCCGACTAATTAGTCGAGTTCTAGTCAGGTAAAATCAATGGCAAAAACTTTTCAAAGGGACGATGTTCCTAAGTTAGAAGATTTGTGGTTTAACTTTATTAAGA